AAAAGAATGGACTGCTATTTGTGAACTCTTAAAGCCGTTCGTGGAACGACTATCAAAAGTACGCAACGCCAGACAAAGCGCTTACAGAATTATTGATGAAGCTCAAACGGGGCGTGCTGCTGCAGATGCGTTAAGAGAAGCAGGCCTAGATTATTACACATGGGAAAATAGGAAGCCGGAGATGGTGCTTGATTTAAGCGCGTTGAAAGGTGGTGATTAAATTGCGAAATTGTAGTACCTGTCCAAAGCGAGATTATTGCATTCCTGATGAATGCGAGGATTTAGGCATGAAAAATGAGCCTGATGATGCGGCAACATCAACAAGCTCAAATTAGAAAAATATCCACTTAAAGTATACCACAGAAAGGACATATTATGGAATTCTTATTAGTTACTTACGATACCAGTGATTATTACTGGCAAAATAGCACCCCCTATACATAACCCAGATGAATTTTGGTTTAGATATTACGAATCCGATACAAATGTTCCAATCGACAATATTGGTGTTGGTGATTGGGTTGTTGTTAAATCAAGAAATGGACTAGGCGTTGCTCGTGTTTTGAAAAAGGCAAAAGACCTTGATACTGTTCGGATGCAAGGTTTCAAAGGGAATGTAGTTAAACAGGTCATTGCAGTTATCGATACTTCTAAATGCGATAAACGTGAAAGCGATCGAGCTAAGTTGGAGGACATAGAAAAGAAACTCGAACAAAAGGCTAAGAACGCTGAACGCTTGACTATGTATCGATTACTTGCAAAAGATAACCCAGAATTCTCGGCATTACTTACTGAGTATGAATCTGTAAAGGCGTCTGTCAATGAATTATAACGCTTTCATCAACTCCAAGTCTAAAATGTCGGAATCTCACGGATTTGATATTGATACAGGTATGCTAAACAAACACCTATTTGACTTTCAACGAGATATCGTTAAGTGGGCCTTGGCAAAAGGTAAAGCTGCCATATTCGCGGATTGTGGATTAGGTAAAACTTTAATGCAGCTGTCCTGGGCGTATGAGATTTATCTACATACAGGTGGATCAGTACTCATATTAGCACCACTAGCTGTGGCCGCTCAAACACAGTCTGAGGGTGAACGTTTCGATATTCCTGTGACTATATGCGAATCCGATGATGACATTGTACCAGGCGTTAATATTACGAATTACGAGAAATTGGGCCGATTTAATACCGATAATCTGATAGGTGTCGTGCTTGATGAATCGAGTATTCTAAAGTCATTTACTGGTAAAGTACGTACGGATTTAATAAATCGATTCAGTAATACACCATATCGGCTGGCGTGTACAGCAACACCTGCTCCAAATGACTATATGGAGCTTGGCAATCATGCGGAGTTCCTCGGCATTATGAGCCGTAATGAGATGCTATCTATGTATTTCACGCACGATGGTAGTGATACTGCTAAATGGCGATTAAAAGGCCATGCAGAAAATACCTTTTGGGAGTGGATGGCGTCATGGGCAGTAGTGCTAGATAATCCGGCATCCCTGGGTTATGAAGATGATGGTTACGAATTGCCTGAGTTACACGTACATGAAATTGTTGTTGATAAAACAGGTGAGGATATCCCTACTTTATCCTTACAGGAACGCCGCAGGGCTCGCAAAGCATCTCTTGAATCAAGATGTAGAGCAGCAGCTGATTTAGTCAATGCATCTAATGAGCAATGGCTAGTGTGGTGCGACCTTAATGATGAATCGACTACTTTGAAAGAAATGATTGATCTCGCAGAGGACGTCAAAGGTAGTGATAAGGCGACTCGAAAGCAGGGCATGATGTTAGGTTTTGGTTCTGGATTCCTAAAATGTTTGGTAACAAAGCCAAGTATCGCCGGATTCGGAATGAACTGGCAAAACTGCCACAATATGATATTTGTCGGGCTATCGGATAGTTATGAACAGTATTATCAAGCACTTCGCCGATGCTGGCGATTTGGCCAGAAGCATGAGGTGAACGCATATATTGTAATTTCCGAAAAGGAAGGTGCGGTTAAGGCGAACATCGAACGTAAGGAAGCGGATGCTATAAAAATGAGGGACGCTATGATTGCGCTTACTCGTGACGCTGTTCGTACTGAATTATCTAAAACTAGACGGGAATCAACGGAATACAATCCGTGTGTGCCGATGGTGTTACCTAACTGGGCAGAAATGAGGGCTGTTATATGACTAAAATTTACGTAAGCCATCCATTCGGAGGATTGGCTAAAAATAAAAAGAATGCTGACTCTGTATTAAAGTGGCTGCAGGACGATATGGGCGTATTTCCAATAAAAGAACCTTTTGGTAGTGATACGCATAACATATTCCTATCGCCCATACATATATTGGGGCATCTGTACAATAAGGTAGATTATGATACTGGCATAGACTGGTGCATTGACCTTCTAAGTGGCTGCGATGCAATCGTAATGTGCAACGGATGGGAGAACTCAACCGGGTGCAACTTGGAATTAGCTTATGCTAAGGGACATAACATAAGAGTTATCCACATCAATGAGCTAAAAGCAGCCAAATTAACTAAATTAGCTGTTGACGCAGGCATGAATAAAGATATAGCCTCCCTTGCTGGAGTCGCAATGCTGCAAGCGCTAAATAAGAAAGCAAAGGAGGATTTACAACGTGAACGTGCTAAATCAGTTAATTGAGTCCCGATTTGCAATTTATAATGGCGACTCTGTAGAAGTGCTGAAAGGGCTGCCTGATGATAGCGTTCATTACTCCATATTTAGCCCTCCATTTAGTAGCTTGTATGTGTACTCAAATTCCGATAGGGATATGGGAAACTCATCTACTGATAGTGAGTTTTGGCAGCACTTCAAGTATTTAATTACTGAATTACATCGTGTAATAATGCCTGGGCGATTAGTATCAGTTCATTGTATGGATTTACCACTCACGAAATCCAGGGACGGTGTTATCGGAATGAAAGACTTTCCTGGTGACATTATTCGAGCCTTTCAGGATGCTGGGTTCGTGATGCATTCCCGAGTCACGATTTGGAAAGACCCTCTCATTGAGGCTACTCGGACAAAGGCTCTAGGGCTTTTACATAAGCAAATTGTAAAAGATTCTGCCATGTGTCGTATGGGGGCGCCTGATTACATCGTTACATTGCGTAAACCTGGTGACAATCCGGAGCCCATCGCGCATCCAGAAGGGTTTACCCAGTTTTTCGGTCAAGAGGAACCTGAGGGAATCAAAGGAATTGAAAGACCTGCGCCCGATCCTGAGTTGTTTGATAAAAAGCAAAAATACAATACGGAGCCTATATATAGCCATCAAGTATGGCGCCGATATGCTAATCCTGTATGGGCCGATATCCGCCAAACGCATACGCTGAATTATAAAGCAGCTCGTGACAATAAGGATGAACGTCATATTTGCCCGCTGCAGCTAGATACTGTGGCTCGATGCATAGAATTGTGGAGTAATCCAAATGATATCGTACTTGATCCATTTGCTGGTATTGGTACGGTCCCAGTTATGGCACTTCGTATGGGCCGTAGGGCTTTAGGGTTCGAGCTAAAAGAATCGTATTATAACCAATCAATTATTAATATTCAGGAGGAGTTAAATAATGATTAAAGTTGAAGTTCAAGGAGTTAATGTACTAGATGTATATAATCAGCTAAAAGCTGTGTTAAATCAATTCAAAAGTTTTGTAGATAGCGATAGAGCAATGGATGATAAAGCTCCTGGCATAGTGGACGCAGTAGTATCTACAGTAGCGGCACCCTCCGAGTTCGTATCTAATCTAGCTCCGCAAGATACAAATCAAGTTGTGCCTACTACAACAGTAATTATGCAACCAAACTCGGTATCCATGACGGTACCTAATGCAGCTGTACAAGTTACTCCTACTCAAGTAGCTGTTACGGCACCAACTGTCAACGTGGCAACTGATGCCCAAGTACAAACTGCAGCACCTTTGCAAACACCTGTTACTGCTCCGGTATCCCAAGAAGTTAAGAAGTATACATTGCCTGAAATTCAAGCGGCTCTTGCGCCATTACTTGACGCAGGGAAAGCTGTAGAATTGCAACAATTAATGGCACAATTCGGTG